CATGCTTCTCCACTGAGCCTCCGCTGTAGTCCGTCCCGGCCTCGTAGTTACTCATGTACGGTGGAGAGCCTATGATTATGTTGCGGGCAGAAGTGCCGTTGGCGATAACACCGTCCACAACCTCAGCCAAATCAGTGGCGAAGCTGGCCGCTGAAAACGCCGCATCGTTGAGCCGCAAATCGTTCAGGCCGTACGAGATGAACACGTAGTGTGGGTCGTAGACGTTTATGCGAGCCGCGTAGGTGTCGCGCCCGTTACCGTCTACCGCCGCGTCGATAGTAGCCACCGTGGTCTGTATGGTGTTCTGTAGGACGGTCCCCGCAACCCCCGAGTTCTGAAAGTGCGTCCAGCCTTTTGCCGCGCACACCAGATTGACCCAGCGATGCGCTGGGTTGGTAGCGGCCACGCCCGCCGTAATGCTGTCTCCGAAGAACACCGGGTAGGGGACCGTGCGCCCGTGGAAGTCGAGAGACCTGATCTGCACAGACGTTAGCGGTGTGTCCCAAATCGCGGCGTGAGCTAGACTTCCCGTGAGCCGCAGCGAACCAGTGTTGTTGATGCCCAGACGCATCTCTGCCGGTGCGCCGGTCCAATCTCCCAGCACCGTCTTGCGTGCCCCGAACGGAGAGCCATTGTAGTAGAACTGCACCACGTCCGCTGTCTTGCTCCAGGTGATAGCCACTGAGAAGAAGCCAGACGGTCCAGTGCCTAAACTCAAGTTGGCCGATTCGGTCACGTTCCCGGCTTGGTACTCGTAAGAAAGCGTGTGATTAGTGTTGGACTTGTAGACTTGAATGATGTTGTCAGCATCGGCGCGAATGATGCCAAGCATCCCGAACGCACCGTCGGCCCAATTTGTGACCTTGCCCCAAACCAATAGAGTGCCCTCGGCCCCGTTGAACGCGCCCGCCAGCCCCGCCGATTGCAGATTGACATACTGCGCGCCGGAGGCAATACCAACCGCCGAACGTCCGTCCCCGATGCCAGAGGCACCCAAAATGGGATTGTTGGTGTAGGCACCGTTCCTGCCGTTGCCGCTTAAGTCGGTTGCCGTAGCGCCTGATCTGTCCCACAGCGGCCAATATCCGATGAGATTCGCTGGGGCGATTGCCTTAACCCGCCTGGTATACGCCATGTCGTCTGGTGTCATCAAAACCGGGTTCATGCCTACACCGGCTTGACAACGAGGGTCACGACCGTGCCACCCTCGCGGGTCTGCGCGACGGGAGAGGCAGCCGTGCCGGAACGGACTTTGAGGTAACGGACACCCATCCAGAATGCCGGGTCATCGAGCGAGATGTACCGGTCCTCGGCGGCGGTGATGTTCTTCTCGGTGCCATACTGGTCGTAGAGATTGTCGAACGTGCCGCCCGTGTTATAGCTGGCCTGGAAGGTCAGGTTTGCGGCAGTCCAGTCAGCAGGCATGTCGATGGCGCACAGAACGCGACCGGCCCCCAGGTCTATCTCAGCGGAGAGCGAGCCAGACTCCGCTATGGTGGCGGCGACGGGGAACAGGCCGTTAGCAGCGGCCACGCTGATTACGTCGGCGCTCAAGGTAACATATTGTGCATTTGTACCGTCGCCTAGGTCTTTATATCCTATAATAGCCATTTATCCTCCTTTTGTATATTCAATAAGTTTTGATTCAATCATATCATTTACTAGCATTTCAAAATTATATTTTGGTCGCCAATTTAGTTCTTTACGGGCTTTTGTAGCATCACCCAGCAAAACGTTGACCTCATTGGCCCTGTAGTATTTATCGACAGATTTAACTAAAACCTTTCCATCTGTATCATATCCTACCGGATAGCCATTCTTTTCCATCCAGATAACGTCTATTCCAAAGTGTGCATATACTATATTGACGAATTCAAAGATAGAATGGGTTTCTCCAGAAGCAATAACATAAGTCTGTGGAGTATCCTGATTTAACATCAACCATTGTGCTTCTACCGCATCTTTAGCATGTTGCCAATCTCTTTTGGCTTCCATGTTTCCTAACTCTAGTACTATATCTTCTCCACAAACTTGTCTTACTACTGCATCTACAATCTTTTGAGTGACGAATTCTATTCCTCTACGTGGCCCTTCCATGTTGAAACAAATGCCAGTACAAATAAACATACCATAAGATTCATTGTAGATTCTAGCTCCTTCATGTGCTAGAAGTTTGGCGATTCCATACGGAGATTTAGGCTCTAGCTTAGTGTTTTCATTCTGAGGATATTCAAGCCCAGAGAAAAGCTCGGAAGTTGAAGCATGATATATTCTAGTATGAGGGCAACAGATTCTAGCTGCCTCAAAGATATTGATGGCCCCTAAGCCTGTAGTAGTAATAGTATGTAGTGGCTCTTTGAAAGAAGTTCCTACATGTGATTGTGCGGCTTGATTGATAATATAGTCAGGCTTTACAGAAGTAAAAATCTCTATAAGGCTAGACAAATCAGTGATATCACCTTCTTCAATATAGAAATTAGGATTATCAAGAAGAGGTTCTATATTTTTATAATTAGGAGAGCTTACACGTCTTACTACTCCATATACCTCTAATCCCTTATCTAGTAAAAAGTCTGCGAAATGACTACCTATTTGCCCAGTAACTCCAAGAATAACAGCCTTCTTCATCTTAGCTCCTTTCGATATAGAGAAAGCCACCTATAGTGGCTTTCTGAAGAGTTTTTATGGAGGTTCTCACTTCGTACCTCCGTGTAACAGATGTTAGTTCCGACCTGCTCTGTTGGCGTAACGCTTTGAGCATTTGCCTCACCCGTCATTATATATTATCGGTATGTTTGGCTTATTCTATTACGAATAAGTGACCATGTTTTTGGTCCAATTACCCCATCTACCGATAAATTGTTTTTCTTTTGGAAAGATTTTACAGCCACGTTTGTATCGTTTCCAAATAACCCATCTACTTTAATTTGAACGTTTATTGTTTTGTTAAGAGCTTTTTGAACCCACTCTACATCTAAACCTCTAAGCCCCATTTTTAATACTCTATCAGGTTTCTTTGCCAATAAAGTTTCCCAAGTTGTAAGACCAACTATTCCATCAACAGTAAGCATTTTACTGGCTTGGAAAGAATAAGCACAAGCATCAGTGTAAGGGCCAAAAACTCCATCAGCGTCAACTTCGTATCCATAATAAGCTAGAAGAGTTTGTGCTTCTTTTACATCATTGCCTACCATATTAGGGGTCTTCAAAGATAATACTCTTCTTAGCTCTTCTTTTACTGGCTCACCAAGATATTCAAAGTGCATAGCGTCTTTTACTGTTCTATACTCTCCACCCCATTTGAAACCATAACGCTTAAATATCTCTACTATTCTATATGGAATATCAGTGACTAGCTTATTATCATATCTCATAGGATTATATTTAGGGTTAATATCAATAGCCGTAGGCCAAGAATGGTTACTAGGAGTATTTGTACCTGCAATCATTCTTTTATTCCAAGTTTGTAGGTCTTCCCAATGATATTTCTTATTCCAACCTTCGGCAAGAAGCTGTTTTTCTACGTTCATAATTGGAACTACTGCCCATTTATGCCAATACATCGTATTGCCCATAAATGAAACTTTTACTACATAAGTGGCATCATATCCTTTATCCCAAGGCCATCCCCACTTAGTTTTGGGCATAACACCATAAAGATTCTCTCCATCAAATTCCGCAGCTAGAGGAAGTTCAGAAAGACCTTCTAGAGAATCCCCTAACCAACCATCATAAATTACTGGAGCAGAAGTTCCTAATGGTAGGTCTTCATATAATATTAATTCTGTCATTCTGCCTCTTTCGTTATTTTGTATACACTACCATCTATTATAACATAATCTCCATCAACTATAAGCTTTTTTACTACTTCTACGTTAGATTCTTTAGGAATTTCTTCATGAAATGTAGGAGTTTCCATTGTTCCCAATGGAGTTTCTGTTGGGTTTGTCTCTATTGTTGCTGGAACAGAAGTTTCTACTCTAGCTGTAGCTTCCATCTTAGAAGCTTTTAGTTTAGCTCCAGCGGAAGAAGCAATAGCATTTATGAATTTGCTTCCTGCTCCTGAAACTAGACCATAAACAGCAGAAGATAGCCCACTAGCTAATGTAGCCCCAGCACCAAAGAAATTATCCCAATATACGAGTATTGCTACTGCAATACCAAATAAAATGGACAATCCAAACCATACCTCACCCGGCGTTTTTTGAATCCACCCCCAAGGTAGCTTGTAGTATAGTTTTTTGATGAAGTCGATTACTAGGAAAATTGCTGTAGAAACACTAGCAATAATTCCTGCATCTTGTAATATGGTTTGGAAGTCCATGTTCTACCTACTTTTTCTTAGGCGTTTCGCCTAATGCTCTATCTTGAATAACTTTTTGGTTGTAAAGCTTATTGACACCAAGCAATGCTCCAGCCACAACCAAACCATTAAAGATAGACAACACTATACTAGGCCAATCTGTAGCTCCAGAGAATGCAGCTACTCCAACTACTACTGCAATAGATAATGTCAAAGCGGCAATTCTATTTACTAGTTCAGTCCAATAGATACCAATAACTGCTTTAAGTACTGTAATAACAAGTGTTACAGCAGCTACAGCACCTGGAATTGTGACCAAACTTTCCCACGTTACTTCTTCCATTATTTCTTTCCTTTCTTTTTCTTTGTACAGGGCATTTTATATGCCTCCTTTCTTAGTTCCATTTAGAATCTTCTTCTTTATTTTTTCTCTCCATTCTCTTTTTTCTTTTTTCTTTTACTTGATTATACTCATCTATTTCTAGAGCCACAGACTCATCCATACCATTCTTTACTAAGTAGTCATATTGAGAAGAAGGTAATTTTTTCTCACTCTCTTTTTTCATTATAGCCCCTTCAAAACACCTAGATTAAGATAATCTACGTAGTAACGCACAACTTTCTTCCTATCATTTACATCGGCAACTTTCATGTTTAGTATACAGCCACCAACATCAGGCATAAGACCTTTTCTTAGCAGATAATCACTCTGAGACTCAAAACAAGCAGGAAGAATAACAATAGAGTCTCTATAGGGCATATCCAATTGAACATGATAATGACCAACAATAGTAATATCACAAATATCTTCATGCTTTGTGTTATCTAGAATCCTTTGTGGCTTGTAAGAACGAACCATACCAAGGCCACCCTCACCGTGCATTACTCTAAATCTTAGTCCATCTTGTTCTAAGATAGCATTCATTTTTCCAAGGTATACAATATCATCTCTCTTGTCACAAATCTTTTCTAGTATATCAGAACCACATTGTTTGTAAAGGTCTAAATCATGATTACCACTTACAGTATAGGTCTTAAGACTAGACATAGGATAAGAAGAACATACATAATTAATCTGCTTGTCTTCTCCTATAATTTTCAAATCTTGAAGCTGGCCTTTATACACAGTACCATTTCCAGCAGTAAAATC